CTGACGGTGGCGCTTGATCTTCGCGCCGAGGGACGTGGTCATCGTTTCATCCTTGTTTTCCTGGTTGAAGGAGGCGCGTTCGGTATGCCGAACAAAATCGTTCCACGCAAGTAGACTCGGCGGTTTGTTCGATGTATATCGAACGATAGCGTATCGAGCTGCGCTGATTCTCTCCTTCTCTGGCCAAGAAAGGGCCCGCATGACCGCCATCGCCGCCTTCCTCCGCAAGACCCCCATCACCCGCCTGCAGGATTACTTCACCGCAGGCGGGTTCACCTCGCTTTCGCCCATCGACTGGACCAGGCCCGAGCCGGAAGTCCTCGAGCCGCTGATCAAGGCGGTGGACGCCATGTGCGACGACGAAAAGCAGCGTGTCGTCCTCGATGCTGGCCGCGTCGCAGCGCTTGCCGATGAGCCGGGCCAGAATGCCCTGCAAAACGTCGTCCTCAACCGGGCGATCTTCGACACGCTGGAAGGGGCCAACAACCGCTCGCTCTGGGTGTTCCTGAACGAGTCCGTCCGGTTCCGCCTCGCGGAAGAGGTGCGCTACAATGACGAGCGTCGCCGGACGCGGTCCTGGAGCGGGTTTGGCGTCGATGCCGATCTCGCGGTCAAGAAGGATCCGATCTCGCTCGCGGCGTTCACGGCGGCGATCCGCGCGCGGTTCGAGACGCCCAATGTCCATGTCGACATCTTCGACCGCCACCGGGTGATCCTCGAGGGCGAAGAATGCGAACTCGTTCAGGTCGCGGTTTACCGCGAGGGGCGGCCCGAGGACATGTTGGGCTTTGATGCCAACAGCACCTTGTCGCGCCGGATCGTGAAACCGGTCTTCGAGGCAGCGCTGACCTATGAGGCCGCCACCGGCGTGATCGAGGTGGTGGCCAGGACCCGCGAGGACCGGATCGATCTGACCCGCTTCATGGCGCGCGATCTGCTGGGCATCACGCTGACTGATGAGCAAAGGCTGCCGCTGCGCGAATACGACCTCGCCATGCTGCTGCGGCCGTTCGACTTCCCGACCGACCCCGCCGACGGGATCGCCAGCGTGACCGTCAAGGAATTGCGGCTGATGGATCTGGGCGATGCGAAGGAGCGTATCACGCTCGAATCCATGTCGGGTGCCGACCGGACGATCTGGCAGATGGCGGAACACCGGATCGGTCTGGACATCGGCGGCGGCGCGCGTGTCTTGGGTGGGGCCGGTGACGTGCCGGAATGGCTGATCACCCGCGCCCGCTTCACCATCAAGTTCCACCCCGGCCCTGCAGGCGGTCGCGGCAAGTCGCTGGCTCTGACGGTTACCATGCCGCATGGCTGCAATCTGAAGGACATGACGCCGCAAGAGCGCCTGATCGGCGAGAAGTATCTGCGGCTCTGGGGCATCCTGAAGGACGACAACGACGAAGGCGACGTCCTTGAGTAAGCGGGCGATCGACCTTCTGCTGCGGGCCATGGAAGCCCGCAGCACGTCTCTGCAAGCCTCGACGCTGCATCAGGTTTCGCGCCGCGCGACCGAGATGCTGCTCGAGGCCAAGCTGCTGGTGGCGAGCGGGCATGTACCGGTCGTTGCCGGGATGGACGATTACGAGGATGAGCCGATCGCGGTCACTTGGTCGCCAGAGTCAAAGTCCTATGGCTATCACGACAGCGTTGGCCGCTGGGTTGCCGTCAGTGCGGATGAAATCGCCGCCTACGTCGTCGATTACCCGCTGGCGATTGCCAGGATGCTGGTAGAGTTCGAGCGTGCTGGGCCGTCGCGCCCGGCCCCCTTGATCGACGGCATTGTCTGGGATGTCGGAACCATCAAGCTCAGCGGTGCGAAGGCGCCCGTGCCGGTCTGGTTCGCGCGGCGCCTTTCTGACCCGTCTGTCTGGCAGAGTATCGACGCCATTTTCGCGCGCCGGCCGCCCGATGAAGTCCGTATCGTTCTCACGTCGACCCCGGGCGATCGCATCCCGATCACGATGAACAAGCGGAACATCGTCATCAGCGCAGCCGATGTGGCGGGGTTGCCGGGCAGGCTCGCGATCTCGCCGCAGGTTTTGGGGGCGCGGGCCTTCCCGGGTCAGGTCCAGCGCCGGTTCCCCATCGACCATTCGGATGATTGCGGACTGGTCTGGCATCGGGGCGAAACCCTGACCTTCGGCGGGGACAAGCAGCGTCTTTTCCTTCAGGTGCTGTTTGCCGCCTACTGGGCCAAGTCTCCTGTCCTGCGCATAGCGGCGGTGTTGGAAGAGGCGGGCTACGGCGGCCAGGTGAACACGCTGAAGAAAGCGTTCGGTCGCCGCGACGACTGGCAGCGCTTCATAAAATATGATGACGGGAACTGCTGGATCGAGCCCTGATCCAGCCCAAAAGCTCACAGTGAAAGGCCGTCCCTCGGGGGGCGGCCTTTTTGCTTTTCGGCATGACGATCTTCGCGAACTCCCGGTTTGCCTCCCCGCTGCCTCCCCGGTGCCTCCCACCCCCTCCGCCATGTTGAACCCGCAAGTGTTCGCAGAAATCCCAAGGAGGTTCACATGGCGACCAGGCACCTTTCCCAGATCGAGCTGGCGGCTCGCTGGAACATTTCGCACCGCACGCTGGAGCGTTGGCGGTGGACGGGCGAAGGCCCGAAATTCATCAAGCTCGGCGGCCGGGTGATCTACCGGCTCGAGGATGTCGAGGCTTTTGAGGTCGAACAGATCCGCGGCTCGGAGCACGAGCCCCATCGCCCGATGTCGGCGTGAGGGGGACGACATGACAATCTCTAACCACATCACCCTTGCCGATATCCGCCGCATGCCGGTGGGGCAGATCGCGGCATTGCCCGCCGATCAGCTCGCGCTTCTGAAGGAAGCGGCCGATCACCAGCTGATCCAGGCCAGGTCGCTCTCGGACTGGCTCGATGGCGCCGTTTTCCTGAAATACGCCGACCGCGCTGCCGAATGCCGTCACGATGCCGGCAAGGACACTGGCACGATCCGCTTCGAGGATGGCGGCGTCACCGTGATCGGCGAACTGCCCAAGCGCATCGATTGGGATCAGGAAAAACTGGCGCAGATCGCGGAGAACATCGCCTCGGCGGGAGAAGACCCGGCCGAATTCATCGAGACGACGTTGAAGGTTTCTGAGCGCAAATACACGGCGCTGCCGGAGAGCTGGCGCAAGGGGTTCGAGCCCGCGCGCACGGTCCGCACCGGCAAGCCAAAGTTCCGCCTGGTGCTGAACGAGGAGGTGCGCTGATGGCTATTTCGCTCGCCTCCCTCCAGACCGCCACGGCGATCCAGCCGCCGCGTGTGCTGATCCATGGCGTTGCCGGGGTCGGTAAATCCACCTTCGCGGCCGATGCCGACCGGCCGGTGTTCATCATGACCGAGGACGGGCTCGGCAAGCTGCAGGTTCCGCATTTTCCGCTGGCCACCAGCTATGCGGAGGTGGGCGACGCTCTCGATGCGCTGCTGGAGGAGGACCACGATTTCGGCACGGTCGTCGTCGACAGCGTCGACTGGCTTGAGCCGCTGATCTGGGCCGAGGCCTGCAAGCGCAACGGCTGGGCGTCGATCGAGGCGCCGGGTTTCGGCAAGGGCTATGCCGAGGCGCTGACCATCTGGCGCGAGTATCTCGGCAAGCTGAATGCGCTGCGCGACAGCAAGGGCATGGTGATCATCCAGATCGCCCATACCGACATCAAGCGCTTCGACAGCCCCGAACACGAGCCCTACGACCGCTATGTGATCAAGCTGCAGACCCGCGCCTCGGCTCTGCTGCAGGAGCATTCGGATGTGGTGCTCTTTGCCAACTATCAGATTTCGGTCGCCAAATCCGATGTTGGTTTCAACAAGAAGGTGACCCGGGCGCTCGGGTCCGGTGCGCGCGTCATGCACACCGAAGAGCGCCCCGCCTTCCTCGCCAAGAACCGTTACGGCCTGCCAGACACCCTGCCGCTCGAGTGGTCGGAGTTCCTCGCAGCCATGCCCCAATCCGAATGATCCTGAAAGGACAAGACCATGGCACGTTTCGACACGTCCTTCGACGCCACCAGCGTTGAACCCACCACCCCCTTTGAGCTGCTGCCTGCCGGCAAATACCGCGCCCAGATCGTCGAGAGCGAGATGCGCGTGACCAAGAACGGCATGGGCCAATTCCTCTGGCTGATGCTCGATATCCTCGAGGGCGAGCACAAGGGTCGCAAGATCTTCGATCAGCTGAACCTCGTGA